AAGCAAAAGAAAGTATAACTGACGCAATTAATAAAATTAAAACCACTTCTACTGCGGCAACAACAAAAAGAGCAATAAACGCTGCATTAGCTGGTGGTGCCATCAACGCTCTTACAGGTCAAAATCTCAACCTAATAGGGAGAGCAACAGGAGCAATCTTTAATCCTAATATTGAATTACTTTTCTCTGAAGTAAAACTTAGACCAGGATTTACTTTCTCCTTTGATATGATTCCAAGATTCCAAAAAGAATCTACTGAAGTAAAAAATATCATCAGACTATTCAAACAGTCTATGGCTCCAAAGAAAAATAATAATGTTTCTGGTGGTTTAGATAATACTTCAGGAGTCTTTATTAAATCACCAGATGTATATCGTCTTCGTTATATGAATGGTGGTCGCATCCATCCATTCTTAAATAGATTTAAAATTTGTGCTCTCACAGATATGAATGTAGATTACACAGGATCAGGAACATACACAACCTATTCAGATGCTACTCCTGTTCATATGAAAGTAAGTTTATCATTCCAAGAACTCACACCAATCTACGCTGAAGATTATGATGAAGGTCAAGGCACAGGAGGCGTCGGTTACTAATGGGTTACTTTAGAGAACTACCAAACTTAGAGTACCAATCATTCTTATCAGAATCTAGAGCATCTGATAATTATTTGCTTGTAAAGAATCTATTCCGTAGAGTAAAACTACGCGATGACTTACAGAATGTCTTCACCGTTTTTGATAAGTACCAAATTCCTGATGGTTCTAGACCAGAACTAGTTGCTAATGAACTATATGGAAGTGAGCAATATGACTGGGTTGTAATTGTAAGTGCTGGTATTACTCGCGTCAGAGATGAATGGCCACTATCTGATAAAGAACTCTATGACTATGCTCTGGGAATCTATGGCAATCAACTAAATGATGTTCATCACTATGAAACTACAGAAGTAAAGGACTCTAATAGTAGACTTATCTTACCTGCTGGTCAAGTAGTAGACTCTGACTTTAAGATTCCAAACCCAGCAAATAAATTAGCAGAACTAAATCCAGTTATTGGTATTAGTAACTTCACTTACGAAGTCAGAAAGAATAATGAAAAAAGAACTATCTATGTTCTAAAACCTGCTTATCTCCAGCAAGTAATTAATGATATGAGAAGAGAGATGAGTTATGATAAGTCTTCCCAGTTTGTAGATAGGAAGACTATCAAGACAGAAAATACTAAGATAATAGATTCACCAGGTTACCTATAAAAAAACCGCCCGAAGGCGGTTGGTAAATCAGTCTTCAGCAAGTTTAGCGAAGTACGACATTGCATCGTCATCTTCATCAACTTTAGAGGATGAAAGACTTTCTAGTTCCTCTTTCACTGATTGAGGAACAGGTTTTGCCTCAACACGATTCTGTTGGCGGAAATCTTCCTCTTCCTGCAGTGATTCTTCATCTTGGAACTTGGGAGTGCCTTTGTTACCAAGAACATAATCAAGACGCTTCTTCAGATCATCATAGGATTTGAACTGGTCAGGAGCGACAAACTCTTCGAGAGAGTGCTCTTTCTTCCAGACTGCTTCCATAGCGTCATCATCGTCAAGCAGTGCATCCTGACGTGCGAACTCAGAAGAGTCGTAGTTACGATAACCAGCAACGTTCTTTGCCTTCAGTTTGAAGTTAGCACCTTGCCAGAAATCGAACGGATCGATTGCTTCCTCGTCCTCGAACTCGGGTTGCATTGCGGCAGTGATCTTATCAAAGATCTTCTTACCGAACTTATACAGGAATACTTTACCTTCGTTCTCAGGATTAGCAGGATCCTTCACAACATAGATGTTGGAGATATAGGTGAGTTTACGCTTCTGCTTACGTGCTGCCTCTTTACCTGCATCGGTGCCGTTGTTCCACAGCATCGTGTTGTACTCAGACACAGGATCCTTCTGACCCATAGTGGTCAGAGAGTTTTCAATGTACCAACCACCAGGACCTTGGAAGGCATGAGAGTACAGTTTCACGAACGGCAGATCTTCGCCGTTAGGAGCAGGGAGAAAACGGATAACGGCATAACCATTGCCGCTCTTGTCTACATCGAGTTTCCACAGACGATCATCACCTGATGCGTTAGTGTTACTCATCTTTTCGACTTCCTTGACCAGTTTCTGGGTCAGGGAGCCAAGTTTGGATTGCTTTTTAAGGTCAGCGAAAGACATTTGGATTACCTCGGATTAATTTGGATTCGGGGGATTTACTTGGATAGTATAACAGGGTTGCCCTCAGGCGTCAACATAGTTCTTGAGGGATTCGATAGTCTTCTTCATATTGTTGAACAATGTTCTCATATCAGTGTCGGCGGAAAAACCCATCAACATAACTGATTTGCGAAGATTCTCTTTCATTTCGATTGCTGCTGGGTCATCAGACAAACTCAATCTAGTGTATAGAATTTCTTGTTTGTCCAATAATGTACTCAGCTTGTCAATACATTCTAATTTAGTTTCACGGTCCATGATACCAAAAGACAAAACACGCTCATAAATTTCTTCTTGGAGATTGTTAATCTCTTTCAATTCATTATGAATAATTTCGGATTCAAAAAAGTTACTCATTTAAAAGTTCCCGTAAAATTTTTTTAAATTTGAATGTGTCAATATTTATGAAGGGTAGATATTTTTTTATTTTTAAACTGACGGTTTCCCACACTGGATCAGAAAGTTTCTCATCAAAGGTCTTTGAGAAACGGAATATTTTTTCGTAGATCACGAAGTTTTCTAGAGACAACTTGCCGCTTAGAAATCTTTTGAGAATCTTTGGATGTCCTTTCGAGCAATCGAATAGACTCTCTAATTCGTTCTCCAAGAGTAAGTCGTTGCTTTGTTCTTTGAACAAGTAAGTAGAACTCTGTTTCCTTTTCATCCATTCGGCGTAAGTTCTTTCGCCAGAATTGATAATTTCCCCAATCCATAAATTTTGTGGGTTGTCTGCCGATGCGAAATTTGATACAAGAAAATCAACGACTTCTTCATCAGAGTATTTGCGTGAAGTTTTTTCGAACCAGTATTTGTCCTTCCTTTTATTGAAGGATGCCATACTGGCACGGGTCTTCGCACCATACTTGAAGAAATCGTATTTTGGATTTGTAAAATGATTTTTAAGTGACAAATAATGTTGATAAGTTTCAAAGGGAGTCACGGTCATAAAGGTAATTTTGCTCTCGAAGTCTTTTTCATAAAGTTGAGTCTTGTAGCATCCCACTTGAGTTTTTCTTTCAGTGGTTTGGATACAAGTTTTGATACAGTATCAACTTCAATATTATTGAGACTGCAGTAATGGCAGATAGCATCGATGTAGTTCATGTCTTCTTCTTCAGACACAATTTTCTCAATCTCCAAGGCAAACTTGGAGGGAGTAAGAAACTTACTTTCGATTACCTGTTCTAGTTCTTTATTCTTTTCCATAGAGCTCCAGTTTATCTCTAACAAATTTTCTAATATATTTGCTGAGTAAGTTGATGTACTTTGCTTTGTCTCGCTGTTCATAAACGACGCATTCTCCATTTTCACAAGCCATGATAATTACAAGTTTTTTGACTGAGATACCAGTCAGTTCGTACAGCATACAACCATATGCCATGCACTGTACAAAGTAGTGTTCAATCCACTCTTCAGGTTTTGGTTTAGCAGAAGTTTTAAAATCGATTATCGCTAACTCGCCGTCGAATTCGGCAATACAATCAACTGTACCAGCAATACCAAGTTCCTTACTATATAGGGAACCTTCTAAAGCGTAAATATTATTTATACGTTTTAGGTTTGTTTTTGAGATTTTAAAGAGAAAATCAGAAATTGGTCGAACCTTCGGTAGATCATCATTCTTAAGATGATGCTCTACCAGAGTATGCATATCAGTACCACGACTGGTTGCCCGTTTCGTGATACGATCTGCTTCTTCATTACCAACTTTCTTACGCCACTTAACAAAGATTTCTTTATTAAAGTGACTAGTAATAGAAGTAATAGAAACTAGTTTGAGTAGTTCATCTTCTGTTGGAACTTTATAATAACGGACTCCATCAATAGTCTCTCTTTCAAGAGACGGGAGATCAATATCAACATGATTAAACATTAAAAACCTGATTCCATTTTTGCGGTAAGATATTCCTTGACTAAACCAGAGCGAACAATATCTTCAATACCAAATTCAATTATATCAAAAGATGGCATCTTTCGCAAGATGTTCATGAAGTCAATGATACCATTCTTCTCTTTATCTTTCACAAGGTCAGACTGACGAGCATCACCACAGAAACAAATCTTGGTATTTTCACCAACACGAGTGATAATACTATCCAGTTCATGGAAGTTCATGTTCTGAAATTCATCAACAATCACAATAGAATTATCAAGAGTAGTACCACGAAGGAATGATGTACTCCAGAACTTAATTGTTTCCTGCGATTTCAGATTACCATACAGCATCTCAAAGTCAGCATCACTGGGCATCTGGAACATATACTTCACCATATTCTTATATGGAATCTGGTAAATGTCTGCCTTGTCTTCATGGTCGCCAGGAAGGAAACCAATCTCTCTGGTTGCTACAAGAGACCGTACAATAAAGATTCTTTCATATGGAGTATTCTCAGAGAGAACATCTTTAAGGGCATTAAACAGGGTAATAAATGTCTTACCTGTACCAGCACATCCATATGCGATTAGATGTTGTCCTTTAGCGTATGAATCAAATAAAATTCTTTGATTATCTGTTAAAGGGTCAATATCAACCAGATAATCAGCACTAAGAGGCTTCTTCCTCTTCATCTGCTTCGCGGTTAAACCGACCCCTACGGGTTGAGCAGATGCTCTCTTTCTTCTAGCCATGTTAAATTTTCTTTACTGTTGAACCAGGTGCTTTTTGTGCCTTACCAAGGACATCATTCCAACCAGGACACTTCTTACGAAGTTTGTCTTTCCACTCTCCCATCTCTTGAGAGGAAGGGCAGGTAGCAGGATCAGACCAATCTCTCTGCCAGTCGGGATTATCAATTTTCCATTGATCCCATTCATCTATGCTGACTACAACTTCTTTTTGTTCGCCAGTGGTCTTATTAATAACAGGATACGTTGCCATAATTTAATCAAGGTGTGAAATATTTAGACCCACTCTAGAGCTTCAGCAACCGTGGGAAACTGCTCAATAAACACTTGCTTACAGTCCAAAGCAAGTTTCATATGCTCCTTCTGTGTGCCGTGTCCGGTCCTCAGATCGATGTAATGGATCCATGACCTACATGATCCAGTCATATAGATTTTAGTGGGCGTAGCGAGTGGTAGGACCATTCTAGCACACTCCTTTGCCACACCTGCATCCAACATCTGAGTATACAGAGCCATTGCAGAATCAAATAGAGTTTGTGTCTGACGCTCTAACCTATCTACAACAATAGGGTCAAGATCATCAATCGAGTTCTGACGATTCTTGGTGTCCTGACGACGATACTCTGGAATGGGAATCTCTTCACCAAGCAGAGATGAATCAGCATACCGCTGTGAAAATTCTTGATATGTGAAACTACGGTGCCTCAGCACTTGAGCTGCAATAGCACGGGAGCAACTAAGTTCCAGAGTCATATATGACTGCTCAAATACACTCCAGTGATTGTGCTTGATACAGTAACGTAACAGACCCGAATAGTTTTCGTTTTCTTGATTGTTTGGATTAGACACACGGGCAATATATGCCATGGTCTTTTCAGCATCTGGTGTGATACTGACTAGTTTTGCTTTTTTAGTCATTTTTTCTTGATTTTTTTGAGTTCTTTGTATGCTTCTTTTATCATTTGATATGCTTGCTTTGGTGTGCATTTATTTCCCAATTCCATGGCACAGATAATTTCCACTCTTGTGCCGAAACTGGATAATGCTCTTTCCAGATCATCTTGTTGTTCGTACATAATCCTCCTTAATCTGGATATCCATCATCATCATCAAAGATTTCATCATAATCAGTATATTTATCTCTATTTTTATCTTTTGATGTATATGCCGTGGTATCAGAATAAATCTCCACTTTTAGAGCATCAATCAAAAGTTCCAGATTACGTGTAATAAGTTTTAATTTATCCTTGTCCATGAAATATGAAATAAGATGTTTCTCTGTAATTGTAGCACAAAAAAAGGGGAGCGACAACTCCCCTTAAAATATTCTTTTGTGCTACATTAAGATTCTCCTACAGATTCTTTTACATTGGGCTTCTCTTAAGGCATCGCATTCAATTAAACATTCGTAGTAATCGTTGATTTTTTGGTCTTCAATTTCAACATCATCAACATGTCTCCACTCTTCTAGTTGAGCGCGAGAGATTAAATTGTGCATGTTCAACTCCAATTAGGACAATGATAAAAATAACGAAGAAAGTTTCACTTCATTGGCATGTTCCCAATTCTAAGGTATCTAGACAAGTTATGGTATCGTAATATACAACTGTTAATACTTAACACAAGACACAAAAAAAGAGAGGTATTACACCTCTCTCATTTACTTACTGTCCCATCTTTTGAAGAAAAAAGACTTCTCCATAGATTAGACCGATAAATGCAGCCATACCTAATGAACTTAATGCAACTACTTGC